ATAACAATGTCAAGATCGAGTTCACACCCAATTCAAACGTAGAGAGAACTCTTGGTTTGTACATTGAATCTGAATCAAATACGACATCGTAGTTTAATGTCTGGAATGATGGAGGGAATTTACCTCTTATCTCATCCAGTGTAATACCTTTTGTATCAAGAGCCATATCCATCACCACTTTCCGTAACAGCTACACCAGTCTTATTTACAAAATCACGAAGTGTCTGTTGTAAATCACGTGCAGCTTCTGGATCAAGTTTCTTTGACTGAGTCTTTGAATAAGGATTGTTAATATCTTCAATACCTTCATGCAGATTGACGATGTATTGTAGATATTCTCTTTCCGCTTTCTTGAGTTTTTGTCCTGAATTGAGAATTTGTTTTGCTACCTTGTATGATGTGAGTTCACGATCAAAATCCAAAGGATGTGGATCTTTGAGACCCTTGTTTATCTTTTGATCGAGGCGTCTCACTTCACTCATCTTTTCCGCATTCTTCTGATTCAGTTTTATCTGACGATTGAATGATGAAAGATGTACTGGTAGCTTGTACATACTTGCGAACAAATCACAGAAGTATTCTTCTTGAATACGAACAGAAACACTGAACAAAGAAAGAACCTTTTTCTTCAACATCGATAACGACATGATTGCGATACCAACTACACCACCAACCATGGCAGCCGTTGATCCAAATGCAAATCCCAGACCAGCAAGAAGAATACAACATGCTGCGGATACAACACGCATTCCTCTTTTGATAATAACCATATCCTTGACAAGTTTCATTCCTTTGATATACCTATCGATCTCTTCATCAGTATTTGTTCGATCAACGTTATTCTTTATATCGTTTTCAAACTTCTTTACAGCGCCAGAGTTATCTTGAATCTGAGATAATACGTACATTCTTCGAGCAACACGTTCTTCATCCATCTCAGCATCATTTATATTAAATGAAGATTTGAATTTGTTTATGAATGCAGATACATGTGCTTTTATTGAATCAAGCGAAACAGCATTCTTCATATTAGCAACAGTCGTATTGATTTCATCATGAAGCTTTTTATTACGAATGCCGATCATATGTACGATGTTATGGTAAATCTCATGTAACAAAACAGCTGTCAATGATTGACCAAACAATTTCTTGTTTGCAGGAACCATTGTCAACAATTGTTTCATGTTGAGATTTATCGTAATTGATAAACCACCAAGCTGGAATCCTTTAGAACGAGACACCGTTAGATTTCCTGGGTTTGTAGGAAAGTTAGAAATGATTGTTCCAGTACCTGTCTTCTGACTTATATAAATAGAAAACTTACAATCGAATTGTTGTTGTAATTCCTGAAAACCTTTCTCCAAATATCCATTAGGGTTACGAAACATCGTTTCTATCTGATGAATTAATTGAGGAGAGTATTCTATTTCTGGAGCAAACGTACCCTTGATACTCAATTCGCCACGTTCTTGTTTTGCTTTGACTTCATCGAAGTTTGTTGTGTCGAAAGGTATTTCTGCATAAGCTTTATTGAAATATTTGATGGCTTTCAAGATATGTTTATTGTCGAACTTAAACACATCAAGCTCTGGAGAAGAAGCAGGATTTGAATAACCTTCCTGAAAACATTCATACATTGGCAACAAATCAAGTTCGTCTAAGAATTCCATGATTGCTTGTTGTTTAACGTACATCATGTCAATTGAATTCGTTACCAGTTCAATTGACTCAGTAACATATTCATTTATAAATGTAAGATCCAAAATAAAACACCTCCTTTATTCAGGTTTATTGTTATCGGACATAACATATACTCGATCGAATTCTTCATAATTCTTATCGACTATTTTTATATAATGAATACCTGTCTTCTGAGTTTCGTACTTAAGACGAGCATCCTTTAAATATTCGATTTCACGAGAATGTTCCATTCGAGGATGTGTATTGTCAGATTCTTTGATTTCTACTTCCAATGACAAAGATGGAATGTAGAAGTCTGGTATATAGAGATGGGTTGATCCATCCTTCCATTTGTACCAGTAATTATTTGGTGATGGGCATATGACATCATTTGGGGACCAGTCCAATGATTTTAAATGATTCAAGAAATCTTCTTCATATGAACCAATGATTCTGAAAGTATGTTTATCATCCCAAACAAAATCTCTTGCTTGAGCATGGTTAAAAATCATCTTACGTTGCATATCTGCATTATTTAACAAATGAGGTACTCCATACTTATCAACCATTCTTTTATTATGGAAATCATTTGCATATGCTGTCTTACAAGCATCAGAACAATAACGTTCATATTTGAGAGTCTCTTTATTGAAATGAACTGGATTCTTATGACATTGAACACATAAACGACCTGTTGGTTTTCCAACAAGTAATGAGTATGCCCACTCTAATGCTTCACAATCATCTGGTACCTGGTCATTGTGCATTCGTTGTATGTGTTTGCAGAATCTATGTTTGTCATTAAATATCTTCGGACAAAAAGGACAACGTGTATTTCTCAATACCAACACTCCTTTCTTTTATATTATACTTATTATAAGTATTTTAGCTGGTTCCAGTATGGAAAAATCAAAAAAAAAAAAATAACCCGCATGAGCGGGTTATTTCTCTCTATTTAGTTCTCCTCGACTTTTACGTCAACGACATCTTCGTCTTCATTTACGAGGTCATCAATGACCTCGTTAACACCATCGCGAACTTCCTTGATGGTCTTAACTGCTACTACTCCACCGACGATTGTGGAAACTACTCTAAATGCGAAAGTTCCTGCTGTTATATAAACAGCAACAGCAGTGAGGTTGGGATGCTTCTTTTCAGCCTTAACGAGCTTCTTTGTGAACTTCTTTGTTGCCTTTTTGATGTTCTTATTCATGGTATTCTCCAGCCCATTACCTGCATCGGGCCACTTGCAGGAATTTTTTATTTCAGAAGATAAGAGGTGAAAGCTCACTTTCTTTTCTTCTTCACAATAATAATATATATGTGAAAAAGTGAAATAATAGGAATTGTGTACCATTAAATCCGGTAGCATAGAAAATTATCGCAATATATAAGATGTTCGTAAACGGAATGATAATTCCCTGAGAATAAAGGGGTTAAAATATTTTAATGAAAAGGAGATTTGACATGGCTACTAAAAAAGCTCTTGTAGTAGTGGATTCGCAGTCTGGATCATCAAAGAAGTTTTCTTTCAGTGATTCTTTCAATAAATCATTTGATGCACTGATCGACGTATATGCGGATTCATTGACAGCACTTAATAAGGCTGCAACTGGTAAAGCTCTCAAATCCGAGTACGGCGTTTGTAGCTGTACTTATAAGCTTAGATACGTTACTCCGAATGATGTGTCAACATACGTATCAAATCTTATTAAAGGACTTGAGAAAGGAATCTTCCATGACAGAATTGCTGATGTTGAACTGTTTACAGTTGCATCAGTAAAGCGTTTCATTGAGGATAATAAGTGTCCTGCATTTGAAACTTCTGCTGTATTGGATGATGCACATAATTACGTAAACCCAAAGGAATGCACTCTCCAGGATCTTGCACATATTTGTGAAAATGATATCGGAGAAGTTGCTCTCTACTCACACGGAGAGATGGTTAAGAGAATCGAGTATGCAAAGGATGATATCAAGAAGCTGAATGATATGCACTTTACAGCAAACATGAAGAAAATCGTTAAGGCTCTTCCTGATGTCCTCCAGAAGAGCAGAACCATGATAATCGAGAATAGTTCCTACAGACTTACATTTGGAACATTCCTCGAGGAATTCCTTCTGTTTGTATGTACACTCAATACCATTGCTGCTCTTCAGCTGCTTGGTTACATAAAGCCATCAGTTGATTACACTGTTAAGAAGAAGGATGAAAATTCAGAAGATCTTGTTACTGAATGCTGTCTCGTAAATACGACAACATACATGGTTCGTAACAGATTGCCTTTCAATTGTAATATGAGAGACATAGCTCTTCAGGATGTTACACCTGACTTCAAGGATACACATGATGCAATGCATTTCATCATGAAGGATCCTCGTTCACCAATCGGATTCCTCGTTGGTAAGTATGCTGACGATAATGTGTCTCCGTACGACGCCTCTTTCATCGCAAAGATGTTTATTGGTATGAATCATGATTTCGATCATGGTGAGTATTACAAGAGAAATGCCGACAGAGCAGATGCAACTCCTCGTGAGAATGACTGCTTCAAAACAAATGTAGATTGGCTTGATACAATCGCATTCGGTAATAATTATCTTGATGGAAACTATCGTCGTGATGCAATGGGTAATAACAAGGTTCATCCAATAACAAATGCATTGGATATGTTGTATCGTGTATACGGCGGATGTGATCTCAAGACAAACAAAGATCTTGCAAACAACCTCATTCGTGTTGCTGGAGCAATGAAGAGTATTATCAATAATTACAGGGATGGAAATCCAATCGAGAATTATGATATCACAAAGGACATACTCGTATTACTCGGTGAGATCATGACAAGAAACATGCTCAGACTGTATTACAATAATACACGAGTATTCACATACGATGACAATATGCCCGATGCCGCTGCACCAGGATTCGTATGCATGGAATCATTTATCATGGAAGCTGATGCTCCTGCAAACAATAATAATCAGAATAATAAGTCTGGTGTTACATTCACAAATGCTCAGGGTCAGCAGCTGAATGGTAATAATAATAACAAACAGCAAGGAGCTGTTTCTAATACAATAAGCAAACTTCTTGACTGGATTAAAAATCAGCTTGCTAAATTCTCAGGTAACTTCGAAAAGAAGTACAAACAGTACATCGATGAAGTTACTAAGAATGACCAGATCAATCAGGGTGTCAGCAAGGCAATAGCTGATGGAACATTTGTTCCTAACTTGACAAATATTCCAATGTATGGTATTGATACCAAAGATGCATCTCGTTTCACTAAGGGTATGTCAAAGAATGATGTACTTAATCTTTTGAATCCTTCAAACGAGTTCAATGCAACAAACGAGTCCTTCAGACTTCTCGGTATTGATAATAACACAGCTGCTGCAATCCAGAAGAACGCTAATGCTACTACAACAAACGATCCTAAGAAAAATGCATCACAGTTAACTGATGCAATCGTTAATTACTTCCTTACAGGAACAGCTGAACCTATTAAGAACTTCTCAGGAAAGATGGAACAGAAGGAATGGGATAAGCTTGTAAACGATCTCAAGAGTTGCACGGAATTTGTTAAGAAAGCTTCAGAAGGTCTCGCAAAGACTGCTGAAGAAGCCGGTCAGGCTGTCAAGGAAAAAATGGCTGAAGCACAGCAGTCAAACAACGATGCTCTGAAGAAACGTTGTGACGAAGTATCAAAGATGGTTGAAACTGTTTCAAGCATTTACGACAGACAGATACTTGTGTCTATCGGTTCTAAATTTTTCGCAAGCAGATATTCTCTCTACAGAGATATCGTTATAGGCTACAAGCAGCAGAATAATACACAACAACAGCCTGCTGCAAATACTACAAATAATACAAATGCTGAACAGACTCAGGCTCCCGCAAACAACGGTGGACCTGCGCCTATAAATGCATGATGAAAGGAGGTCATATTATATGAAAACTATACAGGAAGCTTTGGGAATAGATTCAACACCTGGTACAAGTCAGCCATCTACTACAGCAACATCCATCCAGACAAATCAGCCAACACCTTCAACACCATCAAATGATGCTGTTGTTAAGGCAAAAGCAAATGCAGTACAGCAGAAGGTTGAGAAAGCCGTATCTGAATCTGCAGATCTTATAGCTGCACTTGAATGTGTTGGTGCAATGTACGGTATTCCATCAACAAACATAATTGCAGATCCCAATGCTACAGGAATAAGAATCCAGAACGATAATATCATTGCTCCTCCTATAGAAGCTAAGAATCAGACTAAGCCAATCATTCAGGCTGTTGGAGGTGTTCTTGATTACATCTCTCAGAGAATCGATGATAAGCTCAATGACTACCAGATGGGAAACATTGACCAGGGTCGTATCGATACTGCTATAAAGAATGCTAATCCTGCAAAGGGTAAGTGCATTGGTAGATATGAGGATGACGAAGGTGGAGAGATACTGGCATATGATACTGGTTTAGTTGATATGCCCAATACACCTGCTGCAATAGCAAAAGTGGAAGAACTCCGTGCTTCTAATACAATTCCTACATATGTCCCAGGAGGCAGTAGTGCTCCGCAAGAATACTTCAACGACGAGGATGAAGAAGCAATTGATATGGATGCATCAGCAGATGATGTTGCAGGTGATGTTACTTCAAATGCTGAAGTAAATGATATCGCTGAGAATATCCAGGAATCTGCATATCATGTCAATATGTGTTCAAAGATGGGCAATACAACTCACCTCGGTTATGATCTTCTTCGTAAACACGGCTTTGACTTTGTTAAGCCAATAGATTCTATTGTGATGGAATCTAAGACAGAAGATGATGACAAGAAGAAAAAGGTTCGTACATCTGATATCAAATATATGAAATTTGATAACAAGGCTATTCTCAAAGCAGTTGATTACTTCAACGCTGCTCGTGAAAATCAGGAGAATGCCAGGCAGATGAACCTCACCGAGTTTGTTCATGATCCTAACTTTGAGAAAGCAATTGACTGTCTGAACAAACAGTTTGATTGCAGAATCAATCTTAGATTCATCCAGACAAAACCAGGTAGATATGAGAATGCGGCAACGCAGACTTTCAATGATATAAAGAAGAAGATGACTATATCAAAATCTAAGGGATTCCAGCTTGGAGGTCTTCCTATAGATATATTCATATACAACCATTATCTCGAGAGCTCTGCTCCTAATGATATAGAGCTTTTCGGTCAGAACATGGTTTCTACATTATGTCATGAAATATTCCACAACATTGCATCTGTTCTCAGACATGCTAATGCGACAGCAGGTATGTCTCTTGCAATGACCCTGAATCTTGCAGCTGCTGCAAAGACTCCTGAGGAGAAGCGTGTTATCATAACAAACTATGTTGACACAATTGATGAATTGTCTGGTAATAATTTGATCAATAAGGCAGCAAAGAAGAGAATGGTTAAACAGCTCACAACTCTTGCTGCAGTTGATGGTAATCCAAAGGCAATGAGAACTGTAGGAGATGCAGACAAGTATGCTGATCAGATGATCAAAGCTTACAAGAAAGCTATTAGTAAAGCAACACCATCAAAGGCTAAGTATGTATTCCCTGCAGTAATAACTGCGGCCGGTGTACTTACAGCTTGTCTCGGTGGTAGTGGTATTGCTCTCTTTGGCGGTTTTGCAGCTGGTGTCGGCGCTATAATGGGTATCGGCATGCTTACGATAGACCTCGATGAAATAGTGATGATGAAGAAATACGGTAGTGCAAAACTTTATGAAGAGTATTACTGTGATCTCTTCGCAGCAATGTACAAGCTTCCTAAGTTCTTCTTCGTAGGCCCTTCAAAGAATAAGTATGTTGCTAATGACTTCTCAACTGATAAGCTGACAGAACTGGCAAAACTTGAAGGAGAGTTCTCCAAAGCAATCTATTCAAGATATCCAACAGATCTTGAAAGAACACATGCAGGTGTTAAGGTTGCTAAACAGCTTCTTGAACAGAAGAATCTTGAACCACAGGTCAAGAAATATTGTCAGTGGATTGTGGATAACTTCTCAAATATTAACCATGCAAACATTGACACAATTTACAACAAAACTACATTTGATCCCAAGGAAGCAGAGAATCTTGATAAACACCTTGAGGATATAATCAAGGATAACAATGTAACTCTTACTGAGTCATTCCAACAGTGGATCAATAATAACGAAGAAATATTCTAATGAGGAGGTGCTGTAAATGAATGAAGAAATTCGTGATGAGGTTTTAAGTTCTTTAGACCTCATAAACGAAAGTGTTGATCAATCCATTCTGGCTGTGTTCTGTTCTGTCATTCAGGAATATGAAAAGATTTCCGTAATGATGGATAATACAGAAGATGATTATTACATCTACCAGGAAGGACAGGTATGGGATACAGCTACCGGTAAAGGTAAAGTTGAAAATGGATTAATGAAATTAATCGCATTCATACCACGTCTCTTCCAGGGAATCTTCAATGCAATAACTTCCTTGTTCAAAAAGAATAACGAGGCTGATATTGCTAAAAATTCTGAACTTGCAAAGAATGTTATTGCTTCAGCAAATGCACAACAACTGGCATCGGCTTCTGGAATGGTTGAGCAAGCAACTGAAGACAATCTCGGTTTTGATCCAAACAAGAAAGAGTTTGTGCTCAAGCGTGGTCTGAAGCACATAAGAAACTCAATATATATCATATTATCATTCCCATCTTTATTCAGTAAATTCATAACAAGACTTAAGGGTGGTGAAACACAATATGATGCCATGGTAAAAGAACTTGCAGACGTCCTCAGGGGAAAGAAAGACATTGATTCAGAAACTTTCTATTGCTCAGTCGATACATTACATGAACTCTACACAGATGGCTACAAAGCATCAATGGGTGTTCGTGGTCTCACATCTGAACTCTCAATGCTTCTTGAGAAGAAGATGAGAGAAGATTTCGAAAATGGTAAGAATGTCGAAAAGCAGGCTTCTGCAAAGAAACTCCTCGACGAAATATCCAACAGTTCAAAACATATCATGAGTGTGACCTTTGGTCTTAATATCATTTCAAAAGCATTATATGTCTTCGGTGGTCCTTTGTATCGTAAGTTCAAGAAGGGTGAAATCACTGAGGAAGATATCGAGCTTCAGAACGACAGCCAGGAAACTCGAGAGATGAAGAACAAGCTTAAATCTCTCAAGCAGCAGTATAAGACTGCAAAGGCTGACAAGAAGAATGCTGATAAGAAGCGTGAAGAGATTCTTGATCTTGAAGAAAAAATCAAGTATATGCAACAAAGAATCGATGAGATGGATATCAATGTCGATGTTGCCAAGAATTCTGATGAACGCGGCGACGTTCTTTGGAACCAGAAAGATAGCTCGGGTAAGAAGAGACATGCTCTTGCAGATAAGGGTCTTTTCGGAGGAGATAAAGAGACAAGATCTGATCTCAGCAGAAAAGAGAAGAAAGAAATGAATAAGGCTGTTCCAAAGAAAAAGAAAGCCTGATCATCAACACAACTGGGTGGATTGAAATATATCCACCCAATATAATTTAAGATAGGAGGTTTTTATTTTGATTCGTGACGAAGTTTTAAAGTCCATTGACTCTATAGACGAATCTTGTATAGATTCAGAGATGGCCGTTATGGAAGCCATGATAGCTGATTTTGAAAAATATTCAATGATCATGGAAAACTATGATGGTGATGTCGATCAATATGATTCAATATTCCAAGAAGGAAAAGTACTTGATAAGGTAAAGAAAGAGGGTAAGAAAGACAGTAACAAACTTGTTACTGTTTTAATGTTTATACCTCGTCTTATCAAAGCCCTTGTTGATGTCCTCAAGAAAAAGTTTAAGGACGCTGATATTGGTGACAAGATCAAGGAAGCCGGCAAGAAACTTAACAAAGAAAAAGACAAAGAGGCCAAGGTCAAAGAAATTAATAATGAATTCGATGGTAAGGCTGAATGTTATATTGATGAAAAGACAGGCAAGATAAAGTTCAAGAAGGATACAAAAAGTGTTATTGCAACAGCATCATACCTCATGGTCCTCACAAATTCTACTCTGAATTTATATCACAGAATTGAGAAAGAATTTGATTATGAGAATCCTTCAAAGATTCGTTCATTTATCGACGATATCGATAAACTTATACACGGCAACAAAGATGTCACAACAAGTGACATATTCGAGGGAGGTTTTGAAGCATTGGGTGATGCTTTGAAACACATTACGTCTCTTACGGGAGAACTCACACTCATCTCTGGTGGTGTTGAGAAAATGGCTGAAAAGCTTAGGATGCGTGACATGGCCAAGGATAAAGAAAATCCGAAGGTACAAGAAGCTCTTAAGAATACAACAGAACTCACCGGAAAGATGACAAAGCTTAATGCAATTATCACAGGAGCTGTTGGTTCAGTTTCAGTATTCGTTGATTTTGCAAAGAACATATTCAATCTCGGTGGTGCTGTAAAAGAAACAGCAAAACAATCAGAAGAAGATACTCTCGAAGCAGTTGACACATACATTACAGACGAAATTAGAAAGAATAATCCTCAGAAGAATGGTGAATCTGATGAAGATTATCTCCAGCGTCTCAGACGTGAAGCTATCAAGAATGTTTCTGATAAAGAAATCCGTGGCAAGATGAAGGATATCAAGAAGAAACATAAAGAAGATGCTAAGGCTGAATATAAACGTGAGAAAGAGGAAGCTCGTAAGGGCGGCTCTGACAACGATAGTAAGGAGGATGATGAATAATGGACGACAAGGAGAAAGAGATCACATTGGAAGAAGAAACAAACAAGGAACTCTCCAACGGTAAAGGAGAGGACGAATAATTCATTGAGGAGGTATTGTTATGGCATATAATAATTCTCCATTGGCTACTTACACAAGAATTTCACCCAACAGAAATTCACCTCGTAATCAGCCTATAACAAAAATAACTGTTCATCATATGGCAGGCATAATGTCGGTTGAACAGTTCGGTGCTCTCGTTGCTAATCCTGGTAGACAGATGTCTTCAAACTATGCGATTGGTAATGATGGTCGTATAGGTTTATTCTGTCCAGAACAGGATAGATCATGGTGTTCTAATTCACCATGGAACGATAACCGTGCTATCACCATTGAAGTATCAAACTCTGCATATGGTGACGCTTCAGGTTGGCCTATTGGAACAGCCGCATACAATTCACTCATAAAGCTTTGTGCTGATATATGCAAGAGAAACGGCATTAAGAAGTTATACTTCACAGGAAACTCAGACGGTTCTCTCACATATCATTACATGTTCAATGCAACAGGTTGTCCCGGACCTTGGATGAAAGCGCATACTCAGGATCTGTGTGATAAGGTAAATGCTTTACTGAATTCATCAACAGAACAAGCTGCTCCAAAGGTTGAAGGAAAGATCGTTACACTTGCAGCTGGAACAAAC